ATCATTGATTTCCTTTCGGCTGCAATACTCTTAGCCGGAGCAGTTTTGTTTTACTGCTTCGGTGAGGAGGTGCTGAACATTCTGTTTTAGTTTTCGAGTAATAGATACACTCCCACTTTCAGCCAATCCATTTGGATTGGTTGATGGAGGTCGTGTGCCTCATAAAATAAAATAATGAAAGACTTAGATAAATTAAGAAGAGCAGCACTTGAAGCTGCTATTACAAACAGAGATGAACTGTTCACCGAATCAAGTAAGGCAGAGCTGGCGATGTCAGCTGGCTGTGTTTCACAAGGTTTGAGCGATGTGATGGCTGAAGCTATTCACTCAGTACTAAGGCAAACTATTGAGGTGATGCAAACGAGTGAAGGGCCAGAAGAGTTCGAGGAAAATTGGGATAAAGCTCTTGATGAAAATGAAGATGTTCGTTTGCTTGTTAAAGCGAGTTGTTTCCTTTGCAAGTTTGTGGATCTTATAGCCAAAGAAGTTGCAAAGAAGACACTAGAAGATAATCCCGACGCAATTTCACCAATTGCTTTTTCAAGGAGTTAATAAAATGGACAGCAATAAAAAATTCATCGGGATAACAGTTAAAGATTGCCAGCTGAACAAATTGTATTCAGCTATAGGAGCAGTTGAAGGAGCGCAAATCGTATGCTTAACAGAAGCCAGAGATCCAAGCGCATTTATGAAAAATAAAAAGACAACAAAATCAAACCCCTTAGTAAGGTGTTTTACAAAACTATTCACAAAAGAAACAGAACTATGAAAGACAACAGTATGAAGCCTACACACGAGGAAGTAATTGCTTATAATAGCAACGAAAAAAACAGCCCGTTCGTTATGACAGAACAGGGCAACATTGTTATAGACTCGCGGGAGATAGTCCACACTATCGCCACCGAGATTTATAATTCTAATTGGGATAATCCCAAAGAACTAATAAAGGTAAGGAATGAGATAATGGAAAGCTACACCCAGAGGATCATTGCAGCCGTGGAAATGAGGAGAATCTCAGGAAGATCATACGAAGGTATAAACGCAGCTCCTTGGAGATTGAAAAACAACAACAACAAATAATAAAATGAAAGACAAAACTATGAAAGGTTATTTAATTGACCCAGAACAACGCCGCATTACATCTGTAGATGTTGCGGATGAATGGCAAGCTATTTCAGAGATTATCGGAGCAAGATATTTTTGCGTCGGTAGCTACTTGTCAAACGAAGACACCGCATACGTTGATGACGAAGGTCTACTAAACGACGGCGAAAAACACTGGTTCAAGTTTAAGGACTCAGTGGTTAAAACATCTAATCCAAATCCGCTATGCGGTAAGTGTTTAGTATTGGGAACTGATCACAGTAACGGCGAGTCAATTGACGTTAAGCTGAGTTTTGAGCAAATTGAAAACGCTATTAGTTGGGTAGCTGACGATCAAGTAAGCGACAACCATAAAAACCCTTCATTTGAAATAACCACATTTAACTAATGAGAATAATTAAAAGTTTATTGGTTCGCTCTTTGTTGAAGTCTTGGATTTTGGATATGTGCGAAATGCACAGGCCAAAGTCCGGCTTCACTAGAGTGTCAGCTGAGTTTATGGATATGCTTGAGGCGGATATGAAAAACCAAGCCATCAAAAATATTAAAGCTCACAGATCAGCTAAAACATTAAAGGACTATATGAGACGATGAAACAGAAACCTAAAAACAGAAAACGAAAACATACCTCTGCAACTAAAAAGAGATTGTTTGCTGCCATTAGGCGTAATCAAAAGCCTAGCCATCGACGGCCTTGGGAGGATTCAAATATAGAAGTGACTCCTGTCTTGTTGAAAGAGGGTGGAAAGAATATTGAGTTATGAAACTTAAATTATCAATTGGGTTGGCGGCAATAGCCGCCGCTCTTTTTGCAACAGGAAAACCGGAGCCAGCTGGGAAGGAAGTTATTGTCAGCTGGTATGGCGAGAAATTCAGAGGAAGGCCGACCGCTTCGGGAGAAATTTATAATCCCGACAAGCTGACAGCAGCGCATAGAACTTTGCCCTTCGGTACTAAAGTTCGTTGCCAGCTGGGAAGCTCTCGTTTCGTTATTGTGACGATAAACGACAGAGGCCCATTTATAAAAGGCAGAGAGTTGGACCTTTCCAAAGAAGCCTTCTCCCGTTTGGCCAGCTGTGAAGCTGGATTGCTTAAAATTAAAATGACAATACTAAAAAAATGACTAAAGAAATTTAAAATAAGCAGATGAAATTAAAATTTAAAAAAGGCAGTCCAAAGGGAGACTTCTCGTCTAGTTATTCAGCCAAGCTGCCTAATGGTAATATACTTGAAGTGTTTAAGGCTGGTAACGATTGGGCTGCTCGCGAGCTGACACCTAATGGAGAGGAGCTAACCGACGAGGTTGGATGCGTAGTTGAGTGTGGTTACTACGCAACAAAGCGAGACGCTTTATTAGGTCTTCGTAAGGAATACGAACAATAAAAAATGACTAAAGAAGTGGACGATTACGAAAGAGAGTTTGATTACTCGGAGCTAGAATATTGTGAGGAATGTGGTAGACCTCCTAAAGAATGTTCTGGTTGCGGTGAAGAGGACTGAAACACCCCCGTTAGCTTAACAGCTGGCGGGGGATTTTTTTTGCCTATAGCTATATTATTGTTTCCTGCTGTGACGGTGTTACCAATAGCTGTATTATGATCACCAGTTGTAATTACGATATTTTACCAGAAGACACTTTAGAAGATGATTATATGGTCTGGTTTTGGTAGCTGACCTATAGCTATATTATTGTTACCAGTAGTTGCGTTGTTACCAACAGCAACATTACTATCACCAGTTGTAATTAATCTTCAAGCAGATCCCAAGCGTCTTGGTATTCGGTAATCCAGCCAGCTGCTTGGCCCGTCTTGTTTGTGTAGATGCTGACAGTTTGACAATATAGCTTCTCTGTAGGGACAACAAAAAACCAACCTTCATCTAGCGCAACGACAACAACAAAATCGCAATCAGATTTATTATAAAGGATTTTTTTACCGTTTTTCCTTTTGTTGATTTTAAGGATATGTTTTTGATCCCTACGCTTTTCTCCTCCTAAGTATTTCCTAGCTGTGGACTTAACTTGTATGCGTCGTGTGAGCGGCCCTTTGGTCGCTATTAAATCAAACACACTTGTCGTGTTGCAAATTGTTTGAGTGTAAACATCCCAGCCTCGAATTATTAATTCAAGGGCTGTCATCATTTCCCCAGCCGACCCAATATTGGAGGCACTTATTTTTTCCTCACAATCAGATTGCTCCCGTAGCTTCCGATGTCGATAAGATTTCTGTTCCATCGATTTTTACTTTCGACATTTTCTTACTGATGTTTTCTTTGTCCAGACCAGCTGGAGCAATTTGTTGTTCGTCAATTTTATTACAAACAAACAGCCCGTTGTCATTCGTTATTTTTGTTTTGAGAACAAACCCATCTTTGAGTAGGTAGCTGAAAAGGTAGCTGGGAATCCTTAACATCCTACTAATGACCTGCATTGATTCCAGCTTGGAAGCGTCAACAAGCATCTCTGAATTGTACTTGGATATTAAATCTGAAAATGATTGATTGCGGCATTTGATTTCGTAAATCGCTATAAGCTGTTGATTGGTATTGTGGTATGCGATGCCGTCAATGGTAGCATAATCGCTTGGAGGTTCCGCTACGGCCCATTGAGGGTGTTTTCTTTTTACGAGCTGAACGACGTCAGCCTCGTATGCTTTGGCTTTCTCTTTTCTTTCGCTCATTGAGAATTATGGGTTCCTTCAAAATTGAAAAAGTGGTTCATTGCTTTTCCCTCCAAAGCCGCTTCGATAACGGCACGCCTGACCGCATCCGGCTTGACTTCCCAGCTAGTGGGGATGATGTCTTCAAGGGCTGTTGACTCAAACAAGAAACTGACACAGCTGTAAACGTCTGATGGTTCCATCCATTTCGGTAAAGGGCATCTCGTCGGATACGATTCTCGCAGTACCTCATTAACTCTTTCCGAATTGACGGATAATTTCTGGCTAATGAGTCCAGATTTGTGCGCGTCCACGAAGTCGATTGACGCTTGCACAATGACCGCAGTAACCAGCTCGCTAAACGCTGTAATATCATTTGTCACACACCCCTTAAAAACGCAGCTGGTGTTCACTATGTGGTGGGAATAACCACAAACCCACCGCCGTCCGGCGACATCCGCCGACTCTATGCCCAGCTGTGTAAATTATTTTTTTGTCTGCTTTATTCGATCCTTCAGCTTGGCATTTAATTCTTTGCTTTGCGTCGTACCAATCATAGCTGCTTCTAAATCATTTCTTTTTGATCTTGGATCACTTAAAAGTTTTATTGCTCTGTCTTTCCAAAAAGCTCTTCTCTTGTTGTCTTCTTTTCGTATGACGTTGTGAGTGATCTTAATGCTTTCAAAATCTCTCTCTATTTCTTTTGTGCTTGGGGGAAACTTCATTTGCCAATAAGACAAAACCTTTCCGTCAAAAAGCTTACAAGCGTAATCCACAAGCTCGTCTTCGGTTAACTGTCTACCAGTTGTTTCTTTTTCGCGTTCAGCCACGTTTCGTGTTTTGTTTGGTAAGCATCTTCAAATCGGATCTTGTTTCTCACAAACACAAGATCAACCTCCCCTTGCCTTCCTGCTCTGTTTTTACCTATAGCCAACTTGAGCAACATATTAGGGCCGTCTCTCATAGCTGGGTCATCAATATAAAGAAAAGCAACTACATCTGAATCCTGTTCAATTGAACCAGATTCACGGAGGTCAGATAATCTGGGTCGCCTGTTCTCACCCTCAACCCCTCTGTTTAATTGAGCTAATCCAATGACAGGAACTTTTAACTCCATTGCCATCTGCTTTAGTTCAGCTGTAATATTGCCAACTTGAACGTGCCTTTGCGCCCTGCGATCTTCGGCGGCTGGTTTAATCAGCTGGATGTAATCTACGATTATCAGCTTTACCCCTTCATCTTTCACTAACCTGCGAGCGTTGCTTCTAATTTGTGACACTGTCAGGTTTCCGTTATCAATAATATGAATCGGAGCAGAGTTGAGTTGAGGGACATAGCTTGCGGCTTGTTTCATTATTCGCATACGGTTGCCTGACTCCTCGACTCCTCCATTAATTACATCGCCAATTAGGTTTGTATCCGACAAAGAGCAAAGCATTCTTAGGTTTAACTCATCCTGAGTCATTTCATAACTAAAGAAAGCAACTGGGGTTCCATTCATAACCAGCTTTTCAGCGATGTTACCAGCCAGCGCAGATTTACCTACAGCGGGTCGAGCAGCGATAGTAACCAGCTGACCGCCCCTCAACCCGCCGAGGATTTTGTCGATGGAATTATAACCAGTGGTTATACCAACCTTTCCACCATTGTGCGCCTCTTCAAGCGTGTCAACAATACGCTTAAAAGAATCGCTCCTGTTGTCTGTCTTCGTTGTAACTTGATCAGTCAATGAGAAGACTAACGACTCAGCTGTGCTGACTAACTGCTCAACATCGTCCACAGCTGAAGCTTCTTCTGCTAATCTTAATCCTGTCTCTTGAACCACTCTAGCTTTACGCTTCTCGTCACATATCTCAGCCCAATAAGTCCAGTTAAGTGGAGAAGGACACGCTGACTCTGCTTCAAGTACATCGGGCAAAGCAATTGAAGACCCTTCACCTTTGGCTTGGTGAGCCAGCGTGTCCAGTGTTATAACCGCGCCGCTCTTTTCCAGTTCCTCTATTCTCTTCCACATTCCGCGACACTTTAGATCGTGGAAGAAAGTTTCATCCACCCCAGCGGAGCGAATATCGTCAAATTTGCCTTGGATTGCTGCTCCTATTAGGCCCAGCTCGGCATCACGGTCGTTTGGTATTTTTTGTATTGGTTTCATAGTAATGATTAAAATTGTGAGGATTAATTTCATCCGTAAATCTCAGCGTCCATCTCGTAAAAGACATCCTCGGTGGACATTTTCTTTTTTGGTTTGGTGTTTCCAGCTGGTTGATTGTTAAGTTTGTTGTTCTTCCACCAGCGAAACATTGCCTTCCAGTTTTTGATTGGCTCACCGTTGGACATCCAATCTTTATTTGAGTAGGTATCGAAAAAATCATCGACGATTGCCGCCGCGCCCTGCTTGGCCCCATACTCTTCAACCTCCTCCTTCGTCGGAGTTTTTGCTTTTAGGGTTTTGGTTTCTTTCTCCTCTTCTACTAACTTACTTACTACTGGGTCTGGGGTAAAGGATTCTTTACATAAGGTAAAGGATTCTTTACATAAGGTAAAGTTGTCGAGGTTGTGTTTTTTGGCATCTCTAGTGGCCGAAGAGATGCTTTGTCTAGTCACTCCGAGAATCTTTGCGATCTCTTTTTGCTGCGCTCTAGGGTAACTGTAAATCACGGCACATATCAATTTAGCTGACAGTGATAATTTTGATTTTAATATTTCATCCGGCATTTCAATGGTCATTTTCTTTATTTTTTTTCATAGGTTTAACGAAAGAGCTTTCTCTTATTATGTCAAAGAAGGCTTCTGCGGTCATTGTCACTAAAAATCCTTGGTTATTTTTTGTATGGGCTACCATAGCCAGCTTTCCGAAAGGGGTATCCTCCAATGCCCTATCCATAGCGGCCCACACGTTAAGCTTCTCGACGTTTTTAACTTCAAACTGTAAATCGGGTAACTCGCCACAATAAACGTCTGGAGATCCTTCAGGACACTTCCCACTAAATTGGTTTGTTCTATAGGTTGTTTCGGGATCGAACCCAGCGGCACGAAGTTCGTCCCGCCAAGCTCTTTCCCCACGTTTTCCTTTATCTCTTTGTTGCTTCCCCATTTTCTTTTATCAACTTAGCATTTTCAGCGGGGTTGAATTTGTTTGTAAGCTGCCATATAGCGCAGCTGGCTTTGAATATCTTCCAAGCATTTGATAATTCTTGTGAAGTCCAAACCTTCATAATCGGATAACACGGAGATTGCGAACACAAAACCACACTCATCACTTGCTGGATACGAGGCGGCTTGTTTTCCCATTCTGCATTTTTATATGCTGCCAATTGCCAAACCCAACTATCATAATAATTA